CTAAGTGAGATAGGAGTCGCGAGTGACACGAACAACTCAGTAGCAACCTCTGCGAGAACGGCATCGCCGTTGACACGCAGTTCCTGGGCCGTTGCGGCCAGGGACCCCCACAGGCTCTTCAGCTTCTGTGGGACTCGAGCTCCGTCACGGAGACGCTGGGAAGGCATTACACCTCCCCGTCGTCGTCGTGATACCACCCTGGAAGGCCAACAAGAATGTACACGAGTACATCGTCCCATTGGCTTTCCGAGAACCCAAGCTCGCTCAGCTCCTGGTGGAGCCTATGCAGCTGCCTGTTATGAATCTCAAACAGACGTTCCCTCATCCTGCTTGCGCAGGTACGGGGGTAGTCGAAGAAATTCCACTGGGCGGCTGCAATGCGAGTCTGCGCGATCTCGATGCGCAGGAACACATGCACGCATTCCGGCTCGCACTCAAGAGTGACGGAGGCGGAAGGGCTTGACACAATCAAAGTCCTAGACATGTATGTAGTTCCAGGTTAGGTGGGAATAGCGCCAGTCTCGGCAGCCGCTTTGACGATGGCTTGGCCAACGGCTTCCTTGAAGCGCGCATAGGCCTCGTCCACCGACGCAACGGTCAGCTTTGCCGGGCGAAGGAGTTCGAAGTTGAAGGTCAGGGTCCCGTCGAGGGCCCCCGTCGTACCGTTAACCACGGGGAGCGTGAGCTTCCCTTGGACGCGGTAGACTCCGTTCGACTTGTCTGCGGGGACCTTACGGGCCATCCGGAAACGAGTCGTGCCCAAGATAGACGTCGCACCGCTCTCGGTCCATTCAACGGCATCCGGTTCGACCGAATACACGTTGAACGTAACGTTCGCGGCGGCGTTGTTCTTGAGGGTGAGGTCGGCTGCTGCAGCCATAGTTCTCCAATTAGCTTCGGGCAATGCCCTAGGCCGGATCATCCGTCAGACTGCTCTGCTCGTCAGACAGGTCAACGTCAAGTTCTCCGAAATGGGTACGAGGCTCTGGTTCCAAGTTGCTGTAGCGGTAAAGAGGCAAGCCTCTACCACCGTAACAGATATCAACAAGGGCCAAGAATTCCTCTTCCAAAGTCGGGGTAACTCTAAGTGTACCTGCGAGACTCACTTTGCAATCCTAAGATGGTTCTACGAATGCGCTTAAGCCCAAGGGCTATCGGCGCGCCAGTGTCCGCAGTAGAGCCAGCCCAGTAATCAAGCGATTCCAACTAAATGGATCGTTGTTCACGGGTGGATACAGTGCGGTGTTGTCGACATAATACTTGTCTCGGGAATAAGAACGAGCAGAACTCCTGAATATGTACCGACATCCCAACTCCTCGTACGTCGATGAGACGCGTTGAGGGTGGTAAGTCGAGACATACTCGAAGCTCCGTTCACTTACTCGCGATATCATGGCACGTCGAACAGTAATGCCATGAAGAGCCGATAACGCCTGAAGCCAGGACCCGACTGAAATAAACCAGTCGAATACAAAACTAAAGGGTACTAGCTCCCACGCAACCAACGCAGGGTTTGTCAAGCCCATCTGTTGGAGTGCACTGATATGCGGATTGGTTATTTCCGCCTCGATCTTGACACGATAAGTACGGGTTCCTTTCCCGTACTCAGTGCCAGACCAATAGGGCGCAGTCGGCTCCGTCAGCTTCCGTTCCTTAGTCTCCTCAAAGACTTTGGTTCCGGTCGCCGAGAAGCGGATGGGACGCCCCAGATGGTGCTGCGCTAGGAGTTCAGCAGCACCCTTAACCTCCATAAGTAAGGGCATCCACCCATACTTATATTCGAGCCACGTCTTATGGACGGTTTTTCGATTGAGGTTAAGTATCCCGGCAACCTCCTTAAAGTTGCCGCGACGAAAACTCCTGTACGCTCGGTAGAGCTGGTTAGCTTTTCCGAGTATCAGGGAAGAAGTTTTCGCCGCCTCCGCTCCAGTAACTGCTAAGTTAACCTTCATATCAGCAAGCTTCATGAGGCAGCTTATGGCCGCGTCATTGGCAAGTGAGCTGTCTGTCACGGCGTAGCCGAGCCAGGCAGACATCGTCTGATGTTGGGATTTTAGAGCAGCTATGGAGGTGAGACCGATAGTCGAAGTCGATACAGCACCTGTGGTCGGGTTGCGTGTCTGACGGATCGTTGGATCCTGATCATACGCTCCCCGATCATCAGTGTACTGATTTATCGGCAACAACGACCTATCAGTGGTCGAGTAATTCGGCGTGTTTACCCACGTACGTGTCCTTTCCTGGTACTTTGTTGGCCTGGCCAACACAGTAGTCGGACCGGACGTATACGATGAGCTAGGCATGCTTCGATTACTCTGACAGAGCCTCTTGCGAGAGCTCAGAAAGACTAGGATCCGGTGGCACC